CATACCCGCAGGAGATTATGACTTTAAGATTACCAACTTCGAGCGAGGCTACTTTGAAGGCAGCGAGAAAATGCCTGCATGCAACGAGGCGAAAATAACATACGAAGTAAACGTGAACGGCCAAAAAGGTCGCATTAAGCAGAACCTCTTCTTACACAGTAAATCACAATGGCAACTCACCGGATTTGCCCGTGCCATCGGACACATGAAGAAGGGCGATGACAAGTTCACGATCCGCTGGAATGAAGTCCTCGGATCTACCGGTCGCTTTAAGATTAAACTTCGGGAATATAACGGAAAGACTTACCCGAACGTCGACCGGTTCTACGACAAGGAAGAATCGGGTAAAGAGTGGACTCAAGGAGCCTTTTAATCGTGGGCATTGAGCTTCGTCCCTATCAGCAGGAGGCGGTCGACGCCGTCCTGCATGAATGGGACATAGGCCATAACAAAACATTACTCGTCTTGCCCACAGGATGCCATGCTATCGGAGAAAAAGTATTGTTAGCGGATGGAAATATAAAAAAGGTGGAAGATGTCCAGCTAAAAGATTGCCTATTGGGAAGCGATGGTACTCCCCGGCATATCCTTCAAATCATCCACGGAGAAGGATATTTGTATAAAATTTGCCCGGTAAAAGGCAAGCCTTTCGTTGTAGATGAAAATCATATGCTGACATTAAAACGAACCAAAGAATCGAATCATCCCGTATATCCAAGTGAAAAACATGGTGGTGAAATTATTGATGTTTCTGTAAAAGAATGGCTTACCTGGAGTAAATGGAAAAAACATATCCACAAACTGATTCGAGCAGACGCTATTACTTTCTATCATTCCCACCAAAACGATTACCCTATTGATCCTTATTTCTTGGGGATATTATTAGGGGATGGCGGGTTAAATGGTTCCTCTATCAGTATCACCACCATGGATGATGAAGTGGTGAAGGTCATTCACCAACAAGCGGAATTATTGGATTTGCGGATTCGTACAGAACCGGCTGGGAAGGCGACAACCTATATTTTTGCCAGTAAAAAAGCATACACTCGCTCCGCCTTTATTCGTTCTTTAAAAGATTTAGGCATGAGAGGAAAAACATCTGCTACAAAACAAGTACCTGATATCTATAAAACAGGCCCTATAGGGGTACGTCTTAACGTTATTGCTGGATTGTTAGATAGTGATGGCCACTTTACATATAACGGCTATGATTTTATTTCTAAATCCGAACGCCTTTCTAATGATTTGGCCTTTATGTGTAGATCGGTTGGGCTCGCGGCCTATGTTACACCCTGTAAAAAGGGGTGCAATAATTTTGTAGGAACATACTACCGGGTTAGTATTAGCGGGAACTGCGATAAAATCCCTATGAAAGTTCAGCGAAAAATGGCTACTTCACGAAAACAAAAGAAAAATGTTCTTGTTACTGGATTTACTGTAGAACCCATCGGAACAGGGGCATACATTGGATTTACTGTTGATGGAGACAACCGTTATTTATTAGATGATTTTACAATCACCCATAATTGTGGAAAGACTATTTGCTTCGCTAAGATTGCCGAATCTCAAGTACGAGTCGGTAATAGAGTTTTAATCCTGGCACATCGTGGAGAACTCCTGGAACAAGCAGCCGATAAAATAGCGAAAGCCACAGGCCTAAAATGTGCTGTAGAAAAAGCCGAGCAGACGGCTCTTCAATCTTGGTATCGAATTACCGTCGGCAGTGTTCAAACGCTAATGCGTGAGAAACGACTGTCTCAGTTTTCTCCTGATTACTACGACACGATCATTATCGATGAAGCTCATCATTCTATTTCAGATAGCTACCAGAACGTTTTAAACTACTTCTCTAACGCGAAAGTCCTGGGCGTTACGGCAACGCCTGACAGAAGCGATATGCGTAACCTCGGACAGATATACGACAGCTTAGCGTATGAATACAAACTTCCGCAAGCTATTAAAGCCGGATACCTCTCTCAAATCGTCGCACAGACCATCCCTCTGCAATTGGACATTGCACATGTCGGCATGGCGGCAGGCGATTACAAAGTAGGGGAACTCGGAACGGCTCTTGAGCCGTATCTTGATAAGATTGCAGAAGAAATGGTGACATACGCTAAAGACCGAAAGACCGTCGTATTCTTACCTCTTGTAGAAACGAGTAAGAAATTCTGCCGATATCTTCGTAAATACGGCTTTAAAGCCGCCGAGGTAAACGGTAATAGCCAAGATAGGGCAGAAGTCCTTAAAGACTTTGAGGACGGGAAATACGACGTTCTATGTAACAGTATGCTTCTTACTGAAGGTTGGGATTGTCCGTCGGTGGATTGCATTATTGTTCTAAGAGCGACCAAATCACGGGCATTATATAGCCAAATGGTAGGCCGTGGCACTCGATTACACGAAGGAAAAGAGAATGTATTGCTGCTTGATTTTTTATGGAACACGGAACGGCACGAGTTATGTCGACCGGCACATCTCATCAGTAAAGATGAAGACATCGCAAAGAAAATGACGGAAAAACTTGAAAACTCGGCGGTTCCGATTGATATTGAAGAACTCAAAAAAGAATCTGAATCGGATGTCGTGGCTGAACGGGAACAAGCCTTAGCTGAAAAGCTTAAGGAAATGAAAAAGCGCAAGCGTAAGCTTGTGGATCCGCTACAGTTTGAAATGTCCATACAGTCTGAAGACTTATCGGGATATGTGCCGTCGTTTGGTTATGAAATGACGCCGCCGTCTGTAAAACAAATTCAAGCCCTTGAAAAATTCGGTATCTTTGCCGATGAGATTGAAAACGCTGGCAAGGCTTCACTTCTTCTAGACAGATTAAAGAAACGTCAGGATATGAGCCTGTCAAGGCCGAAACAAATACGCTTCCTGGAGTCCCGTGGTTTCCAGCACGTCGGGACATGGACGTTTGACCAGGCCTCTTCTATGATTGCCCGAATTTCCATGAATAATTGGAGAGTTCCGAATGGCGTAACGCCTGAAACCTATATCCCGGCGTAGTCCGATAAAGGAGATGAAAAAGCAATGCGTAAAATCAACTTAATACCTTTATTGGACTACATCGACCCCGCCTTTTGCGATTATCAGGAATGGCTGCAGGTCGGAATGGGGCTTAAAGAAGAAGGCTACGACATTAGCGACTGGGAATCCTGGAGTGCCAAAGACATCACTCGTTATCACGCCGGAGAATGTACGAAGAAATGGGCAACGTTCACAGGACACTATAACGGAAGTCCCGTTACGGGAGCTACTATCGTAAACATGGCCAAAGAAAACGGCTGGACCGTCGCACCCCATTTACCCGATCGGGCGTATGGATGGGATGATGAAATCATTGCCGACGAAGAAGTCATTATCGATAAGAACTGGGTGGAAGGCCGAGAAATTGAAGACCCCGGCGATAATTGGAATCCCGCCAAAGATTTAATTACTTATTTAGAGCTTCTCTATGACAGTTCCGATTACGTCGGCTACGTGACTGAATCTTGGGAACAGGACGGGAAATTCTTGCCGTCTAAGGGAAAATTTAAGCGTACAGCAGGGGAGCTTATTCACGCCTTATCAGAGTGTGACGGCGATATCGGGGCCGTCCTGGGCGATTATAATCCCGACGTAGGCGCTTGGATTCGCTTTAACCCTTTAGACGGCCGAGGAGTCCGTAATGAGAACGTGACGGAGTTTAAATACGCTTTGGTTGAATCGGACTGTATGCCCATCGACAAGCAAAACGAAATCATCCGTAAACTGGAGCTTCCTGTTACGTGCATGGTTTACAGCGGTGGCAAATCTGTTCACGCCATCGTTAAAGTAGACGCTGCCAATTACGACGAGTATCGCAAACGGGTCGATTATCTTTACAACATATGTCGTAAAAACGGCCTTGAAATAGACGTTCAGAATCGAAATCCGAGCCGCCTCAGTCGTATGCCCGGCGTTACTCGTAAGGATAAAAAGCAGTTCCTGGTTGATACGAATATCGGTAAGAGCAGTTTCGCCGAGTGGCAGACATGGATCGAATCGATTAACGATAATCTACCGGAGCCTGAAAGCCTTCG